ATTTAAAGCAACAATAACTGTACCATCATTGTATGCAATTAATTCATCAGTTAAAGTTATATTTGCTGGTGGTCTTACACTAAATGGATTTGGTAAATTAGTATCAGGAACAATAGCGACTTCTTGCTTTTCATCAAACACATACCACGCATCTTGATGCTCTACTAAAGATAATTGAACAGTATAATCAAAGTTAATAGACAAACCAATTACTCTAAAAGGTTTAGCACTCATGCCTAAAATATCATCTGTTAAATCTACAATATCTCCTACTGCCAAGTTCATAGCTTCATAAGTTGCAGTACATTCTACAGTTAATTGGTTTCTACTTCTGTTTAAAACTATTTTACCAAACTGTAATGCTTGATAAGGGTTTGTAATCATGTTTAAATCTAAATTTAATTCTTGTAAAAATCCACTATCTGCTGTTTTTAATATTTGATGATCTGCATCTGTTTCAGGATATACTAAAGTATCTTTTTCATAATTTTTTTCTGGCGATATGTAGTCAATATTAATTCTGTTATATTTTGAGTTCTTTTTCTCACTTAATAATTTAACACCACCAATAATATTATCTTTGCTTAATGATAAAATAGATGTGCCTGTTGTTTCTATTACTAATCTATATAAACCCTCTGAATAAGGTAAAAATCCTCTCATACCTCTTAGGATAAATTTAACATTATCTAAAATTTTATTACTGGTATCTAAAACAAAATTTAAACTAAATTGAGGAATGTTACTTGCACCACTAAAAGGAGTGACTTCTTGATCTGCTACAACAGAGGCATCATAAAAACTTTGTCTATCAATATCTCCATAGTTAATTCCTTTACCATATTTTTCATTAGTTAAATAATCTAATAAACAAAACACAGGATTGTTTGAATATGTGTTTTCTGTAATAGTTAAATTAGAATTTATGACAGGAACTTTTTTACCTTCTACTTCTGCTTGGATTTTTGGTATGCTAGAAAACTTGTCCTGATCCCACTCTAAACGTATAGCAAGATAACAAATGCCTTTTAATTTTCTATTTGCATTATCATTCCAATTATTATCTTCATTTAATAATGTGGATTGTACTTGATCTTCTTTACCAAAAAATGGCTGTACTTTTATATTTGTTCCAAATCTTTCATCATCAGATGTTACAGTTACACCATGTTGAAAATCTGCATCAAAGGTTACATCACTATCATCAACTTTAACTTTTAAAATATTATTAATTTCTCCCTCGCATAATACTAAACAAATATATAAATATTGATTGGTGTTTCCCTCAACTTCTATAAATACTCTAGTTCCACCTAGTAATCTTGTTCCATAAACTACAGGAATAGATGCGTTATTAGATTCTTTATTAACTAAAATTCCTTTTTCAAATTCATTCTGACCAATATCAGGAATATCAGGAATAGGAATTATCCAACTAATAACATCAGTAACAATACTTGTTATAGCTTTAAATATACTACTAAAAAAACCCATTATTCTCTACCCCATTTTAAATCTCTAATTGTTTGTGCAGAAAATTCAAAACTTTTAGTATCATTTTCAAAAAATCTACCATGACTACCTTCATTTGTTTTTCTGCCTGTAACTCTGCTAAAATCTCCAAAATGAGAAGTGCAATTTATATTTATAATTCCACTATTAGTATCTATACTAAAATTATCAATAAATCCTTTTGCATAATTAAATACATCTATTAATTGTTCGCTATCATTTATAAAACCTACATCTATTGCAACTTCATCATTAGAAACATTGTTATTAAGTAATATTGATGTAAATGTACTTTCTACTGCTGATAATTCTATATTAAAAGAATTTACATTTAATGTAGAACTTTCTGACTTTGCAGATATTCTTAATAAATGAGAACTCGCAAGATAAGTTATACCTTCATCCCAATTACCAGCCCTATCATCCCATAAGCCTAAAGCATCATCCCATATTTCAGATACTTCAATATCTTTATAGTGATTTGTAAATCTTTGTGTAGTTGGAAATTTAATTTGAACTAAAGCAATAGGTTTAATTGATTGCTTTGCAATTTCTGTTTGGAGTATTGTAGATAAACCTCTGGGCATTATAAAGCCTCTATAAAATCTACTTCAAATCTATAAATATCTTTTTGACTTGTTGAAAATTCTTGAACATCATTTGCAAGTCGTACAGTAAATGGAACATTATCATATAATATAGTTACATCAGAGGCTACATTTGATCTTAATGGTGGTTCTATAGTCAAAGTTGCTTCATTACTAACATCTCCAGTTGCATCTTCAACAACCATATAAACTTTTGAATGAGTATTAAATTTGATAAAATCTCCAGCTTTAATTGTTCCTGTTATGTTCTGTATATCAACAGAAGTAGCACCAGCATTTGCACTTGCTCTTGTGCTTACAATTCCTGATACATCTCCTTTTGCATCACTAAGGTCAGGCAAAGTAATTTGAAATGTTTCTTTTCTTGATCTTTGTTTCATTATAAAAGCAATAACTGGAGAAAAAACAGTTCTTCTCATTGGTGGATAAGATGCTGAAAATTTAAATCTTTGACCATCTATTTGTGTAGCAAAAACCTTACCACTATCTGTTGTTGTAATTTTAGTGTCTTGTTGGCTAGTAAAACCTAATGAAGAAAATACAGGAGATGTAGGATATGTGCCACTCATAATTAATACCTTCTATTTATTGTTATCTTCATTAACTTCTTCATAAATTGTTTGGGTTACACTTTCTGTACCTTTTAACATAGTATATTCAAATTTACTATTAGGTTTCATATATTCTTTAAGATCATTTATTGATGTATCAATTTCATTTTCATTAACAATTACTTCAGCAATAAAATCTGCATTTATTTTATGCGTTATTTTATACTTTTTCATATTAAACCAATGCTTCTTTGCCTTGATCGTTTAATGCCCCATTAATTACATTTACAATAGTTGATCTATTATCTAATAGTAATTCTTCAACTCCTTTTACATCTACTGCGTTAATAGTAAAATTAATATTTGTAGTTCCTGTATCTGTACCTCTAGCTGATTGTGTTATTTGTCCTGTTGAATTTGGTATAAATAATTCTGCACCTCTTTCTCCAACTACTACAGGTTCTCCTTTAGAGACAGCACCACCTTTAGCAAAGAATCCACCAAAGAAACTACCACCACCACCACCTAATGCTGTAAGTATAGCTTGTAATGCAATTTGTCTTTTTAGAGATGATTCTTGTGCTTTCATTGTATTTAATTTATCTTTTTCACTTTTAAATAAAGTTTCATCTAATATTTTTTCAATTCCTTTAAGTGCAATTCTTTCAATAGTTTTAGCAATAATTTCTACTAATAAAGATTGTGCTAATTCTCTCATGGAAACATTTAAACTTTTACCTAATACTAATGCTTCTGCTAATGATCTTGAAAATGAACTGGTTGCAGATTTTATTCCATCAAATATTTGATTTGATAAACTAAATTCTTTATTTTGATTTTTAATCTTATCTAATACTTCTTCAGATAAAGATTTTTGTTTTTTCATTGAATTAGCAATCTCAAAGTTTTCTCTATTTGAAATACTTGTAAATTTAATTGCTTTTTCTTTTATATTTTCTTCAATTTTTGCTTGTAAGTTTATTTGCTCTTGTGCTTTTAGAATATCTTTCATTCTATTAAATCTCTCTTTTTCAATTTCTCCTATTTGTCTTTCAACATCTCGTTGTTCTTTAGTTTTAATCTTTATATCTACAAATGGTAATTTATTTAAAGTTTTTATTAAATTTTCGTAAGCAGTAGTTACAAAATCAACTGAAGTTGCTATTGCTTTAATTGAGCCTGATAAAAGTTTTACTGCACCAGCAAGTGTAAAACCTATTGCATCTGCTATATCATCAAATGTTGCTTGATTATCTTTAATAAATTTATCTAAATCGCTAAACTCTTTTTTAAGAGTATTAAAAAATTCTGCATCAGCTACATTCTTTTTAAAATTAAAGAAACTATCTCCAAGCATAGATAAAGTTCCAGTAAATGTATTTGCTAATTCATCTGTTGCTTTACCAAATCTTCCACCAGAACCAAATACTTTTTCAAATGCTTTGATTGTATCTTCAGCAGATACAGTTGCACCAGCAGAGAAACCAAGCATATCTCTAACACCTCTTTCTCTAAAGATGTCAGCAGAAGCAATACCAGCAGAAAATGATCTTTGTATTTGTTCAGCAGTTGTTGCAAAATCTAATCCTGTTACTGAAGCAACATTACCAGTTATTTCTAAAATTTTTGAAAGTCTATCTGCATCTCCAGCAACTACTGCTAGGTTTCCTGATGCTTGTTGAATCTGTTCTAATGAAAAAGGAACTTTAGATGCAAATTTAGCCATTACATCAAAGGCTCTTGCACCTTCTTGTGTACTACCAAATAATTGTTTTAATCTAACTTGTAAATCTTCAATACTTCTACCAGTATTAACAAATTGTTTAATAACAACTCCAGCACCAATACCTACTAATGCACCCTTAACTGAAAATACTGCACTTTTTAATTTATCTAATCTACCTCTAATACCATTAAAGGCTTCTTTAGTTTTATCATTTGCAAGTATATTTATTTTTAAATTTTGTGCCATTATCTATGTTTTGCTTTCCTCACAGCCGATTCATGCTCATCAATTTCTAGCATAAAATAACCTAGCCAATGATTATACTCCCAAACTTCCATTTTTAAAAGTTCAGATAATGTTATTTTTAACCTATCGGCAACGATAAGTAAATTTTTTAATTCAGGTGTCGAGTTTAGTTTTTTTTTACTTCTTCAGGAGTGATATTCTGAACCATAGCATTTGCTATCTTTGCAACAATATCAGAATCTACTTTATACATTAAAGCTAATTTATCTTCGGCTTTAAATATTTTATTTCCATCTTTATCAAGTGCTTTCATTAAAAGTATATCAGCAAGAATACTAACATCTGACATACTGCCTGACTTTTTGAACAATACATTTTTTTCGTAAAGATTTATAGGATTCCAATAAATAATACTTGGATTTCCATTTTCATCTTTCCATTCAGGAACTTCAATAGATTGAACACCTATGTTCTCAAAATGAGAACGAGCATTATCTAAAATTGACATAAATTAGATTATACAGTTCCTACAGTTAAAGTACCAGTTCCTTGAAATGTTACACTTCTAGAAACAATAGCATCCATTGAGTTGTTAATACTCATACCAGTTACAATACCAGTTCCTGAATAACTTGCATCTCCAGCAGTATTACCTTCTGGTAATAATACAAAAGCTATTGAAGCACCAGCTAATAAAGTTTCTTGTTGAGTATCAGTTTCGTCAAAGTGCATTTCGATTGTTCCTGAGAATGAAGTTCTTCCAGCTACAAATGATTTAGTTCCATCTGATAAAGCTGTATCTTCTACAACATCTCCAGTAGTTTCTAGCGTGAACGAAGTAACTTCGCCCATTGCTGTTCCACCAACTGTTACAACTCCTTCTTTTCCGTGATGTGTTGCCATGTCTTTTTATCCTTATTTGGTTTTTTGTTAGTTTCTTTTTCTTGCTTATAGCCTAGTCTTAAATAATGTTCAAGATTAGTTTCATTAATAATTATTTCTGAACTACCTTTATATAATTTAATATCTTTAGCCATAAAGTCTTTTACAATTTATTGTTTTCTTCGTCAATATCTTCTTCTTCGTCTTCCTCAAAGTCTTCCTCTAAATCATCAGCATCTTCTTCTTCCCAAGACCCATCTTCATCTTCTAAAGAATTTTCTCTGATTTCCTCGATTAAATCTTTTACTTCTTCACAAAGCATAGACTCTTTATCGTGCATCTTTTCTATTTGATCTATTTTTTTAGTTATTTTATCTAATGTTTTTTCTATCTTCATAGCTTACTCCTTATGGTGTTCCTGATTGATATTGGTACATACATCTGATTGTCATTCTAATACCACCAACTGGAAATAAGCTACCCTCGTCAGTTTCTACAGAAACAACTTGTGTATCAAGTGCATTACCATTTCGTGTAATATCAGATTCTATTTCAGTTTCAATAGCTGTTATAAGTTCATTTCTTTTAGTATCAATATTAGCTTCTGCACCTTTTACAAATCCAAGTATTACAAAATCAATAGTTCCATGCCTTGTTCTTGCACCATTTCCCAATTCTGAATCATCTCTAACTTCTTCTGAAGTTTGAATTATTACTGCTGGATATTGCTGTTCAGATAATTCATCTAAAATAAAAGGTTGTCTAGTAGCTTTCTTAATTGCTGGGCTAGATATACCAGAAATAGTTGTTAATAAATTAGATGCTATATTTTCTCTTACACTCATATTCTAAACTTTCTTAATTCTTTTTCTACAAATCTGTTAAATGATTTCTGTATAATACTTTCTGTTCTATCATTAAAGCCAAAAAATTCTCTTTTAGGGTCATTCAATACTTGGTTAAATAATGCTCTTTGTCTCATTTGTGAATTACTAAATGCTAATGAAACTTTATTTTTACCAGATTTCTTAACAGTTGATGATGGAGTTAAACTTCCTAACATTCGACCAGAATAAAATAAATCTATATTGGTTGATTTACCTTCTCTATTAAGTTTTTTTAAATAACCTTGTGAGTATGGTGCAAAAGGTCTATCTCTAAAATCAATACCTTTTTGTGTTTTAGTTCTGATAATATCTAATAATTGAAATCCAGCTTGTTTTAATCCTTTATCAATTATTCTAGGAATAACAGATTGGAATTTTTTAAATTTTTGACTTATCTCTTTTGAATTGGATTTTATTTTAACATCTACAGCCATTATCTGACCAATCTTCTAAATCCATGTAAAGGTTCTCTCTCATTAACAGATATAGTTTGGTTAGCATCTGTATCGTATTCAACACCATCTTCTAATATCATTCTCCATTCGATATTGTATTGGCTCATGTAATATTCTGCCATTCTTTCGAATCTATCTTTTTCTGTTTCTGGTCTAAATTTAGTTAAAGCTGGTAATAAAAATCTTCCAAGAAATAGATAAACACCAGCACGTTCAAATTGATCTAGATTAACTTTAGTATTAACCATCTCTGCTGTATTTAAAACTGTAATATCGGTAAATACATTCTGCTTATAAACTGGCCACCACTCAATTCTTAATTGTCTAAAAATATCGTTAGTTGTTTGTGCAAAGAAATTAACTGCTTCTGTGTCAGTTGATGCAATACCAAACTGAAAAGCATCAGGTTGATATTTAGTTACATCACTTGCAGTAATAACATCAGCACCAGTATAATTAGCCATAACTTACTTCCAAATTAAATAAACTATTAAACAAGCTAAAGGAATCGAATACATAGGGTTAGTTTTAGCTTTTACCCAAATCCATTTAACTTTTTTCTTAGTCTTGAGCCAAATCCACTTGTTCATCTTTTTTCTTCCTTGTTCGTTTTGCTTTAGGTTTTATTTCTACAACCTTTTCTTCTTTAACTTCTTTTACAACATCTTGAATAGGTTTAAAACCTCTAAAATCATAAACTGCTTTATTAGTTTTATAATCTTTTACTGATCTCTCAATAATCTTGTTTCCACGTTGTAATTTGATTGTTTCTTTGTTCTCTATAATTTTTATCATGTAATCTCCTTATTTAGTTGCGAGGGCTATTTCTAGCCCTCACAAAGTATTCAATTATTATTGAATTGATGAATCGTAATGTAGTTCTACACCATAAGTATCATGGATTTCTCCGACTCCGTATACAGAAGTAGCTACAATCTCGTCTGCTCTTAGAGACGCATCTCTTTGAGTTTCGATTTTAACATCTTGCATCATAGCAATAGCTAATGCGTCTTTATGGAACGCACCACCTTTGTAATCTCCAGCAGTACCAGTATTAGCAATATTTGAAGTTTCAAATACGTTCATACCAGCTAATCTACCTACGAAACCTGATCTTAATGCTTCGTTAGATAAATCGTTTGCATTTGCGTTAGCAAAAGTGTTTGTCATGTTAGCTTTTAAATCAAAAGCGATTTTAGGGTGTAACACAACTGCACACATATCAGCATCTAGAGCATTTGCTCTTAAAGTTGATAATGCGTTGAAGATAACAGCAGTATTAATAGCTGAAGTGCCATCTCCTAATGCAGTTGAGAAGCCATCAAACAATGCAGTTAAATCTGCGTCTTGTTTTCTAGCTAATGCTTCCCCAAATAATCTACCAATGTCTCCAGCAACATTTCTTGGTGCTGAATTTCTTGCTAAATCAGTTAGAGTTGTCATAACACCTACTTCAGATGCAGTAATAGTTACTGAAGTTGGGTCAATCGCTGT